TCTCAAGTTATTGGTGGTAGAGTTTCTGGTGCGAATAAACATATGTTATTCAGAGGAATTGATTTTAGGGCATTCAATTATCAATATAGTATTCTTCCAAGGTCAGATAAAGAATCTATTGAAATTAATAACATGATAAAATTTTTAAGAAAGAATATGCTTCCTGAAATGGCAGGATTAAATTTTTTCCAAGTTCCTAATACATTTACTGTTGAATACTACTTGGGTGGTAAACCTGCCGAGTTTCTTCACAAAATCAAACCATGTGTATTAACTGACTGTACTGTTAAATATGGTGGCAACGGTGCGTTTGCAACTTTCAATGAAACAGATGCTCCTGCAGTTATTGAGCTATCTCTGACTTTCCAAGAGGTTCAGTTAGTAACATCTTCGGATGCAGCGGAGGGTTACTAATGTTTAATTATCTAGAGAAAAAGAAATATGATTTAATGCTGGACGGAAAACCAAAAAAGGTAACTAATATCTTTCAAAATGCATACATTATAGAACAATACAGAGAAAATCCTCTTTCGCATTATGAGTATACCGTAAGAGATGAAGATACACCAGAAACAATTGCCCATTTATACTATGGTAGTCATACATATGGTTGGGTTATTTTATGGATGAACGATATTGCAAATGTTTATGATGATTGGCCAATGACAAGTAGAACGTTACAAACTCACATCGAAACTGTTTATGGGGCTCCCGCTTATGCAGGGTCAAATTTTTATCCAAGAATATTTAAAACTGGTGATTATATTTATGACACATTAGAACAAAAAGTTTTTGTCAGAAGAAATGACAGATGGGAAATTGTACTCAATGATTATTCTGCAAGCAATTTAAATGGATTGTCTATTGCAAGGAATATTCCTATTCATTATACTCATGATGTATTGGGACATAAAATATCTCCAGACACATATAATCTCCTCACTCCACAAGACAAGAAAAAATATACAATCTATAGTGCATATGATTATGAACACGATAAGAATGAAAAAAATAGAGTAATTAAATTACTAAGAGCAAATTTACTGAACGACTTTCTTTTGAACTTTGAAGAGGTTATTTAATGTCAGATACGTTTAAGTTAGGTGATTACAATATTCGTAAATTCACTATTCGTTCACATAACGGATTTGAATTAGACCTTAAAAGATATTTTACATCAATTCGCATTTTTGAAGATATACTATCGTCTAGTATTACGGCGACAATTAGTTTTATGGATGTAGAAGATATGTTAACTTTTATGCCAATTGTTGGGCAAGAAGAAGTTTCTTTAGATTTTGAAGTTCCAGAGTGGAAAAATATTAAGTTGGATTTCCTTGTTCATAAAATATCTGAACTAACAGATGATGAGGGAACTCAGACTTATAATTTAGAATTGATTTCAAAAGATTTTGCAAAAAATTTTGAAGAAAAAGTGTCGGAATATTTTCAAGGAAGTTCTACAGATATTGCACAAACCATTTTTTCAAGACTTGGTAGTTCAAAGAGTCTTTCTGTAGAATCAAGTAGTGACCAGTACAGTGGTGATAATGGATTGGTAATTCCAAATTATACTCCAATGAAAAGTATTTCATTTTTATGTAATAAAGCATTCAGTGAGACATATAAAAGTTCTTCGTATATGTTTTTTGAAACAACAAAAGAATATGTTATGAAACCGTTAGAAATGTTAACACAGGCAGAACCAAAGAATAAATTCATCGTTGGTGCATACAAAAGTGCTGGGGCAAAAGAACTTGATGATATTTCAACAAATGTTGAAAATAAGAAAGTAATTAGTTTTAATTTTGATTCAAACTTCGATGTGCTTGGAAATATTACAAAGGGGTTTTATAATTCAGAAGTTTATGCTGTGGATTTACTAACACGACAGGTTAATAATTATACACACTCATATTGGGAAAATTATGGAGACTACAAGTACTTGGACAGTAATACTTTTCAAGATACTACTGGTCAAGGAATGCAATATAAACCAAAAAACTTATATGTTGTTCCAGAAAGAGACTTGCAGGGTGGGAATCCTACATTTAATCAGGAAAAACTCTTTCTTCCAAGATTGTTTTATATGCAGTTGATGAAAAACATAAAAGTAACTATTACTGTTTTTGGGGATACTGATGTTTGTGCTGGAGATGTCTTAGAACTTGAAATGCCAATATATCAAAGAGATAACACAGGAACAAACAAATATTATAGTGGAAAGTATTTAGTGTTTGCAATTAGACATAGAATTGAGGGTGGAAGATATCAAACTGACATTGAGTTGGTTAGAGATAGTATCGGACTTCCGTTACCAGCGGAACAGCCAACGCCTCCATCGGGTGGGAGTATACAATAATGGATATGAATATGTTTTCGGGTAGAGAAGGAATGGTTTGGTGGCAGGGTGTTATCGAAGACGTAAAAGACCCAGAAGCTCTTGGACGAGTAAAAGTTAGAATTATTGGATGGCATACTGCAGACAAGGCACTTCTTCCCACAGAAAAACTTCCATGGGCATCTCCAATTATGCCCATAACTAGTTCGTCCACTGGTGGTATCGGACAATCTCCAACGGGCGCATTGCCTGGTGCATGGGTTATGGGATTTTTTAGAGATGGCGAACAGGGACAAGATCCTATAATTTTTGGAACAGTTTATGGTCGTCCCACAGAGGGTTCGGAAACAAATGCAGATGGAACATATCCTTCAGATAGTGGATCAGTATTCGGTGGTTCTACTAAAAATGAGTCGGATGTTAATAGACTTGCAAGGGGTGTAAGTGATAGTACATCTAATACAAATGGTGGAGATGAAAATACATCTTCTTCTGGAAATGCGACTGAATGTGGGAAAGAAGTTAACCAAGATGGTGTTTCAAGTGATAAAGAAAATAGAAAAAGACTTAGTAAGATTACTACAAAGTCTGGTAAAAGTGCTTGGGTTGCTACAGTATTTAAAGATCAGTTCCAAGGATTTGTGAATGAACTTGAGAGTACAGGATATGTTATTAAAAGTATTGGTGGATATGCATATCGAAAAAATGTAAATAATCCAAGTAGATTTAGTTACCATGCTAGTGGTGCTGCAATTGATATTAATCCCGCCGAGAATCCTAATGGGAATACACTAATAACAGATATGCCAGACGGCGTATCATCTATTGCCAGAAAGTATGGACTAGGTTGGGGAGGTGATTGGAATAGTGTTAAGGATGCAATGCACTTTAGTGCAGCATCTGGAGAAAGAGGATCTACTCCCTTAAAACGAAATGGTATTGTTCCTGACCCAGCATCAGGCAGTCAAACCGAAAGTTCTTCTGGTGGCGGTACTGATAAGCCAGGAGAGAGTCAAGAATGTGATACCGTAACAACCAGTGAATCGGGCGCAACTTCTAGTAGGTCTGCAGATACAGCAGCGCAACAACAAAGTCAGGCACCATCTGCAAGTGCAACACAATGGTCTGCTGGGAAATCTTATAATGAAGGCGATTTGGTAAAATCTCCACCACTGGCAGAAGGAGAAGAGTCTGGTGGGCCTCCATACACAATGCGTTCTGGAACTTTGGCAGCTGCCGAAGCACTTGGAATTAGTGCGATCGATCTTGCAACTGTGATGTCTTATGAAACTGGTGGTACACTTGACCCTCAAAAAAGAGGGCCTACTACTAAATGGGGTCAACATAGAGGACTTATTCAATTTGGAGAACCGCAGGCAAACCAATATGGCGTAGACTTCAGTACTCCACAGACAGCAATAGACACCCAACTTGGCCCAAGTGGTGCGGTAGTTAAGTATTTGCGAGATAAAGGTGTCAGGCCCGGCATGGGTAGACTAGAAGTTTATTCTGCAATCAATGCTGGTGGTATCGGAGAAAAGTATTATAGTCGTTCAGATACCGCAGCTGGCGGGGCGGCAGGGACTGTTAGAGATAAAGTAAACAATCAGATGGAAGGTCATGAAAGAAACGCCAGACGACTTCTGGCGGGTTCTAATGATAGTACATTTGTTCAACAAAAAACCTTTATTGCGAAAAACTCTGGAACATCTGATACGGATGGCAACGGCCCAACTTCTGCAAGTTTAAAGGATGGTGATATTCTTTGGGAAGTATATGAAGATCCATTACCAGAGATAGATGATGCAGTGGAAGAAGGCAGTGTGGTAGATGTGGATCAGTCTCCATCAACGTTCAATGCAAACTCTGGAAACTCTTCATATGGACAGGATACATACAACCCACGTTCTATTGTTGAAATGAAAAAAGAAAGTACAGAAAGTACAGAATTATTTGATGAACCACCAACACCATATGCCGCAGAGTATCCACATAATAAAGTGTTATCTACTGAATCTGGGCATCATCAAGAATTTGATGACACGCCGGGGGCAGAAAGAATACATACATATCATAGATCTGGAACATTTGAAGAAATACATCCAGATGGTTCTGTAGTTACAAAGGTTGTTAAGGATAATTATGAAATTATCTTTGGTAATGATAATATTTACGTCAAGGGAACGATTAATGTTGTTGTAGATGCAGATGTAAATATTAGAATAGGTGGTAATGTCGATGCAAAGGTTGGTGGAACAATTGATACTGAATCTGGTGGGAATACCACAATAAAAGCACCAAACATTCATTTAAACCCATAAGAGGAAGTCATGTCAAATTTAAATAGTGCAACAGAAAGACTTGGGATACTACCATCTAAAAGAGATCAATATATTGATTTTGATCTAACGTTTAGGCGAAATCCAGTCAGTGGAGATGTTTTAATCAAAAAAGATATAAGTTCAATAAATCAAAGTATTAAAAATATTTTATTGACTAATAAACTTGAAAAACCATTTCAACCAAGGTTTGGTGGAAATGTTTACAATACTTTATTTGATTTAATGACGAATTGGGATTATAGAGGTTCGCCGCATGACATAAATATGCAAGAAGAGATAAAACTTGCATTAAAAACCCATGAACCAAGGATAGTAGTTTCTGATGTTAATTTTTTCTCTAGGGAAAGAGTTATGTCATCACTAAAAGGAATAAAATCAGAAGACGAAAGAATACGCCAGGCACAGTTAGTAGACAATAATACCTTAGAGATTAGTATAGTATACAACGTTCCTGCATCTGAAGAAGATATATCATTTCAATTTAGTATAAAAAGAGTACGATAAATGGCTAAAAACATAAACATATCAGATTTAAGTTTTGATGGAATAAAAGACAATATCAAAAAATACATGGAGAACGATAAAGTTTTCAAAGATTATAACTTTGATGGTTCTGCATTGTCTAGCATACTCGACATACTATCATATAATACCTATTATAACTCATATTATATGAATATGATTGCAAACGAAAGTTTTTTAGACACAGCAAGAATTCGTGAGAATGTTGTATCCAAGGCAAAGTTGTTGGGTTATACTCCACGTTCTAATAAGTCTGCGACTGCATTGGTTGCAGTAACATTTAAGATTATTAGAAAGAATAGACAAGAAAGAGATTATCAATATAACACATTAAGAATCGATAGACAACTTGCATTTTCTACTTCTATTGACAACGAATCTTTTGTTTTTGTTCCGAAGGTTTCTAGGTCAATTACAAGGTCACGCTCTGCAGCAGAACCAGATGGTTCAAGGGCTCATTACTATACTATAAACGATTTAGAATTGTTTCAAGGTCAACAAGTGGAAGAAAAGTTTGTTGTTGATATTAACAATCCAAATCAAAAATTTATTTTATCTAACGAAAATGTAGATACTGACACTATTCAAGTTCTAGTACAGGCAAGTGCAGACGATGATGTTGTTTCTGAATTTAATTTAGCAACTGATACTACACAACTTTCGGATATTTCTAAAACATATTTTCTTCAAGAATCTAAAGATATGAAATATGAAATATTTTTTGGTGATGGTGTTCTTGGGGATGAAGTGGAAAATGGAAATATAATTACTGTTCGTTATATTACAACAAAGGGCGCCAATGGAAATGGTATTACTGGAAGACTTACTGCGATTGCATTACCTAAAGGCGTAATCGTTGATACTGAAAATGTTCAGATTATTGGTGAGAGTTATGGTGGTGCTGACAGAGAAGATATTGAGTCTATTAAGTTCTTTGCACCAAGGACATTTGAAAGTCAGAACAGAGCAGTTACCGCTAGAGACTATAAGGCGATTGTTCCACAAATTTATCCAGAGGTAGACACAATGAATGTTTGGGGTGGGGAAGACAACGACCCTCCTGCATATGGTTCTGTATTTATGTCTATTAAACCGAATACTGGACTAATTCTTTCCACTCAAGAAAAACAGTATATTTTAAATCAGTTAAAAAGTAATTATTCGGTTCTTACTCTTTCACCTCAAATTGTCGACCCTGATTATTTGAAATTGAAGATAACCACAAATGTAAAGTATAATGATGAGGCGACTTTATTAGATGAGTCATCTTTGAAAGAATCTGTAAGACAAACTATCATTTCTTATAATAATGAGTTTTTAAACGAATTTAATAGTTATTTTAGATATTCACAGTTTTTGTCTGCCATTGATAAAACCGATGATTCTGTTACAAATAATATTACAGAAATTTTGATGATTAATGAAAAAACTCCAGTATATAATGGTGTTGCGTCATACACATTTAATTTTAATAATGCAATACGTCCTAATAGTTTGTATTCTAATGCATTTACTATTTCTGGTTCAAGTGACCCACATTATATTGAAGATGATGGATTGGGCGGATTGAGAATATACACATTAACTCCATTGTTCGCTAGAAAATATAATAATGTTTTGGGTGGAACTATAAACTATGGAACTGGTAAAGTTGTTTTAAATGATATTCAGATTAGTGGTATCGTTGGTTCAACTGTTTTAGGTTTGGTTGCAGAACCAGAATCTAATGATATATTTCCTGTTCGCAATCAAATTATCTTTATTGATTATGACGAACTTGATATTGTAATGATGCCTGATACAGATGAATTTAATGAGAACTACGATATCTCTTCACAGAGAGTGGTTGTCACTAGATCACTTAGAACAACATATAATACATCACAGGCAAGTATTACAAATGTAATATCTGATACTACAACATAACAGCAGAAGTTAAATTAAATGGATAGAACTAATTTACAAAATATTGCATCTAGGATAAGAGAACAACTTCCTACTTATTTAAACAGTAGTGAATATGATAACTTTGTTCGTTTTTTAGAACTGTATTATGAATGGTTGGCACTAGATGACAATGTTAGTAATGTCACTGGAAAAATTACTTCACTTACAGACTTAGACGAAACTTTTGATGTTTTTGTTCAAGAGTTTAAGTCTGAACTTGCTGGCGCATGGCCAACCATTACCAAGATTAAAACAAATACTCAAATTGCAACTGAAATTTTGCAAGAAGCAAACAATGGCGAGAATGCAGAAACATCTATAGATACTACTGCTGACCAAGAATTTTTTACTGACGGCGTTTCTGCAAAATATGTAATGGATTATTTTAATCCCTTTTATTATTTCTCAGATCAAGATGTAGACACAAAAGTTACTAAGATACGAGTCTTTATAAATGATGTCAATTTTGCTGGAAGAGTTGGGGAATCTTTAAGTGAGGTTGTGGAAAATTTAACACCCCCAAATGATGATCCAACTGGAAGTACTGGTGATTGGGTCGAGTTAATTGAAGGGATTGACTATAGACTTTTAGAAAATTCTATTATTTTTCAAGACGAAAATAACGATCCGATTGTCCACGATAATCGTGATATTATAAAAATAAGATTTTATTTGAGAACTTTTGTAAGTCCTATTGCAGACGCAGATACTGAATCTGCAATCCAAAAATTAGTAGAAGAAAGTGGAAAAGAAAAAACCAGATATACTAATGAAAGAAACTTTTTAAAGTTAATTAATAAGTTCTATA